TACCAACTTTCATAATGTTATGGCTATTGATGCATCTATCTATGTGTTCTATGCAACGATGAAGGCTCGTGTATTTTATGATGCTTATGAGGATGCAGGATTTAAGGTCGGAGCAGGTCTGATATGGAAAAAGCCAAGGGCACCGCTTATGAGAACGGACTGGAAGTTTAATATGGAGCCCATCATCTGGGGTTGGAGAAAAGACGGAAAGCATAAGTGGTACGGTGACCAGAAACAAAAGTCGGTGTTTGAATTTGATGGTATCAAGAATTCAAAGGAAGATGGATTCGGACATCCATCCAGTAAGCCGGTTCCACTGATTGCATATCTTATCAAGCAGTGTACACAGGCAAATGGTATCGTGCTTGACGGATTCCTTGGTTCGGCATCCACACTGATGGCCTGTGAGCAGCTTGACCGTATCTGTTATGGTGTGGAACTTGAACCCAAATTTGTGGATGTGGCTGTAAAGAGATATCTCGAATACAAAAATGGTGACAGCACGGATGTGTATGTCATCAGAGATGGAGAGAAGTTAAGCTACGAAGATGCAGTGGCAGGAATGGAGGATGCCGATGGAACAACAGAATAAGAAACTTTTGACCCTCGGCAGTCTTTTTGACGGTTCCGGGGGTTTTCCATTGGGTGGAGTCATTGCAGGCATCACACCAAAGTGGGCAGCAGAGATTGAACCATTTCCCATAAGAGTCACATCGGTTCGTTTTCCGAACATGACACACCTTGGAAATATAAGTGAAGTCAGTGGTTCAGAGATTGAGCCAGTTGATATTATCACATTTGGAAGTCCCTGCCAGGACATGAGCGTGGCAGGGAAAAGAGAAGGCTTGGGCGGTAACCGTTCAAGTCTTTTTTATGAGGCAATCAGGATCATAAAAGAAATGAGGGAGGCTACCAATGGAAAATATCCAAGATATATCGTCTGGGAAAATGTCCCAGGAGCATTCTCGTCAAACAAGGGCGAGGATTTCAGGGCAGTCCTCACAGAAATCTGCAAAGTCAAAGAAACTGACGTGTCTGTACCTAAACCTTCAAAATGGGAAAATGCAGGACGCATCATGGGAGAAGGCTTCAGTATCGCATGGAGACTCCTCGATGCTCAGTATTGGGGTGTTCCCCAGAGAAGACAACGTATCTACCTTGTCGCAGATTTTGATGGAGGGAGTGCCGGAAAAATATTATTTGAGTCAGAAGGCGTGTCTGGGTATTCTGCGCAGGGCTTCAAGTCGTGGCAAGACACTGCCAACGGTATTACAGAAGGCTCTCATGAAACAGGCGGGACAGACAGCTTAATGTTTGAAAACCATTCACAGGATACAAGATACAGGGGACCATTGTCGGTTGCACAGACTGTTTCTTCTACCTATGGGACTGGTGGAAATAATCAGCCATTTGTTCTTCAGACACCAAAGACACTGAAAATAAGATGTGGATGTGAGGGTGGCGGTAAAGGTGCATTGATACAGGATGACCTGTCAGCAACACTTGGTACAAATAATGACCAGACATTGTTCCAACCGAGAGCATTCGGAGTGTGTGCCAAGAACAGCAACTCTATGAAATCGGATAATCCGAACAGTGGATTTTATGAGGCAGAAACCTCAAGAACACGTGATGCGAACGGTGGAAATCCTACCTGTAACCAGGGCGGCATTGCTGTGATTGAAGGAAATGGCAGCAGACCTTCCCATAAGGGAGATGGCTATAAAGAATCGGATATCATGTATACCTTAAACGCTACAGAGCAACACGCAGTAGCATTTGCTGATGTTCATGCCACACTGTCTGCAAATGATGGTCCCAAGGGTCCATCCAGTCAGATGATGAAGAACCCGGAAGAGAACTTTGTCGGAGAACCATCCTATGGTATTGGCAGACCTGCAATGAATCAAGGCTACAACGCGTCCTTCAGCTTTCAGATTGAAGAGGAGGTTGAACCGACACTCGTTGCAGCCGGAGCAAGCGGTGTGGCACATCCGAGATTTTCTTCTTCCAAGGCATCATTTTTTACAGAGGCGAATGAGGAGTGTGCCAATACTCTAGTTGCGACTGATTACAAGGATCCACCGATTGTGAATGACGGAGAAGATACTGATTATATAGTACGAAGGCTGACACCAGCGGAATGTGCAAGACTGCAAGGATTCCCGGACTGGTGGTGTGATGAACTCGGCATTGCAGAACCAACCGATAGTGATATTGCCAAGTGGCGTGAAATATTTAATGCCCATGCCAAGGCAATGGGTAAGACCACCAAGCCGAAGTCTGATAACCAGATAAGAAAATGGTTACAGAACCCACAGTCTGATTCTGCTGAATATAAGATGTGGGGAAATGGTGTGGCACTTCCGAATGTTTATTTTGTACTTTCCGGCATTATGTACTATGCACAAGAATCTGCAACATAACTGCGGTATATTTGTGACCCTGTGAATGCACATAATAGTTGCTTTTACAGGGGTTTAGAGTGATATATGTACATACCAAAAGAAAGGGAGGTACATGAACATGGTACTACATTTTAATGTAACAGGCGAAAGCCGGAAAGCAATGGTAAAAGCCATTGAAAAGGAAATCGGTGGAAAGGCAAAATACCTTGGAGTTCCATCCTGTGCATACGAGATTGAAAACTACACGGTAGGCAGAAACGGGGAACTTGAATTCGGAGATTTCGATGACATTGACGAAGCTGCCCCAATCATTGAGGCTTGTGTGGCCGCCACAGGGGTTACACCAGAAGGATGGGGAGAACAGCCGACAGCAGAAGAAACCGCCGAGGAGTTGCCAACAGAGGGCGAGACGGTGGAACTTACGGTTTCCCTTCCAAAGGATAAGGTGGACATTGAAAAGCTGGACAGCTTACTTGAAGCAAAAGGAGATTTGATTCAGAAGGCACTTGGAGCTAAGAACCTTGAATACGAGGAAGGTGCCTACGAAGTGAGATTCCCTTGGTTCGATGAGGTTGCATTAGATGAGGCAACAGCCTACACGAGATTTATTTCTGCCCTATGCGAAATGACCATCAAGCAGAAAAGAATCACAGCAAAACCAAAGGAAAATGAGAATGAAAAATACGCATTCCGCTGTTTCCTTCTGAGACTTGGATTTATCGGGGATGAATACAAAGCAGACCGAAAGATACTGCTTTCAAAACTTGATGGCTCATCAGCATTTAAGTCTGGAGCAAAGAAAGGGGGCGAGCAGTAATGTTTTTCCCACCAAGAAATATTGTTGAATCTGTAAAGAAAGAATATCCATCGGGTACAAGGGTGGAACTTGTATCTATGAATGACCCTTACAGGGATATACCAGAAGGCACAAGAGGAACCGTTGACTGTGTGGATGATACAGGAACGATTCATGTGGCATGGGATAATGGCTGTCACCTCGGAATTGTTTATGGCGAGGACTCATGCAGAAAGCTGCATACCATAAAGACCATCTGCTACGGAAAGGAAGAAACATGGGACTGCAAAGAAGATGCAGTTGCATTCTTCCTACAGGCGGTTGCAGGAAGTGAAGGTGCAGAGTGTGAGAGATACACAAAGATACTGACAGATCTTGCAATGGGAATGGATATATGTACAGATGGAGAGTAGGATTCTGGAAAGATACACAATTACAGGTGTGTATCTTTGTCCAGTAGTGGTATTCCAATTTATGTGCTTTAGAGTGATATATGTACTACCGAAAGGAAAACAAGCCAAAAAGGAGTACATAGAATGAACGAGAAAATAACAAGACAGATTGAAGAAATGAAAAAGCAGACCATTGGGGTGGAAATCGAGATGAACAGCATCACGAGGGAAAAGGCAGCAAGGCTTGCGGCCACCTACTTTGGAACAGGAAGATTTCAGAACACAGCCGGACGAAACGGATACTACACTTGGTCAGCATGGGACGAGCAGGGCAGGGAATGGAAATTCCAAAAGGATGTCAGCATTGCAGGACCCGACAGTGAGAAATGCGAACTGGTAACCCCGATTCTTACCTACGCAGACATTGAGATCCTACAGGAACTTGTAAGACAGCTCAGACACGCAGGTGCAAAAAGCGATGCCACAAGGGGATGCGGAGTACACATTCACATCGGAGCCAAGGGTCATACACCACAGACCATGAGAAACCTTGCAAACATCATGGCAAGCCACGAAAGTCTGATAGCCGATGCCCTTGACCTTGACAGGGGCAGGATGAACAGATATTGCAGAACGGTTGACCCACGATTCCTTGAGAACATCAACAAGAAAAAGCCAAAGACCATGTCAGCATTGGCAGACATCTGGTACGGAAGTCAGAACTGCAACTACGGAAGAAGTCAGCACTACAATGACAGCCGATACCATATGCTGAACTACCATGCGACCTTTACAAAGGGAACCATTGAATTCAGACTTTTCCAATTTGATGCTCCGGCTGACGGAAAGCGAAACGGACTCCATGCCGGACAGCTTAAAGCATACATTCAGCTTTGCCTAGCATTAAGCCAGATGGCAAAGGAAGTAAGGACAGCAAGTCCAAAGCCACAGCAGAATGAAAATCCCAAATATGCAATGAGAACTTGGCTCCTTCGCCTTGGATTCATTGGGGACGAGTTCAAAACTGCAAGAGAGATTCTGACAAAGAGACTTGCAGGGGACACAGCATTCAGAACAGCAAGGGAATAGCCTTCTGCTACCTTAACATTGACCGCTCCGGCGGTCTTAAGGTGGTAGAAGGGTATTTCCTTCGGAAAGGATGGATGCGAAATGCAGAAAAGATATTATATTGCCTATGGCAGCAACCTAAACATTACACAGATGAGATTTCGATGCTCTCATGCAAGAATCATTGGCACATCGGTTGTGCCGGATTATGAACTGCTCTTTAAGGGAAGTAAGACAGGCTCATACCTAACAATTGAACCGAAGGCAGGTGCAAACGTTCCTGTGGCGGTATGGGAAACCACTGCCGAGGATGAATTGGCACTTGACCGATATGAAGGTTATCCAACCTTTTATTACAAGGCAGAAATGACACTTCCGATTACGGGAATCAGATCCGGGAAGGTAAGGGAACGAAAAGTATATGTGTACATTATGCATGAGGACAGACAGATAGGAATGCCAAGTCTTCGGTATGTCCAGACCTGCCTTGAAGGGTACAGGGCATTCCAATTTGATGAGAACATTTTATATGATGCCATAGAAAAGAGCCGGAGGTGCTGCCATGAAGATTAATATGAACCAACAACCAAGAATCTGCCCCATTTGTGGGCAGACATACCATGAACCGCCTGCTCTTTCAAGAGCCGATGGAAAAACGCAAATCTGCCCCGACTGTGGCACGAGGGAGGCATTGCAAAGCATGGGAGTGGATACCGATGAGCAGGAAAGAATCATCGAAACCATCCATCAGCACACGCAGAATCCTTGAGTGAAAAATACACAATAACCCTGCTGTATCTCTGGTACATGATCGTATTCCAATAAGTGTGATAATACGGTAATGTACACATACCGAAAGGGAAAACAGAGAAAACGGAGGATACAAGCGTGGAAACAAAAATTACAACAGCAGAAAACTTAGGAATGGAACTTTATGGATGCATGGGGTCAGCAGTTTTAGACTACGGAGATTACACGATAGCGGTTTGGGAGCATTGTTTCAACGGATGCATTGCAGAGGTTTATGAACTGATTGAAACTCCTAAAGAGACAGGTTTGGGAAGATGTGAATGCAGAATTTCAAGGATTGCAAGAAAAGAAAAATTCGAGGATACAGGTCATGCGATGGCATGGGCGCTTAGCAAAGTAAAATAAGAGATTGGGCGGGGACAAAATTCCCTGCCTTTTTTCGTGGAGGTGATCATGTGAGAAAACTGAAAAATTATAAACCGACAAGATTCATGGCAGAGGATTCTCACTATGATAAAGCTGATGCAGATTTTGCTGTGAATTTTATAGAAAATCTCTGCCACACAAAAGGCACATGGGCAAGAAAGAAGTTTGAACTGATGGACTGGCAGGAACAGATAATCAGAGATGTGTTTGGTACGATTAAGCCGAATGGTTACAGACAGTTCAACATGGCTTATGTGGAGATTCCAAAGAAAAATGGAAAGTCTGAATTGGCAGCCGCTGTGGCACTTTTACTTTTATGTGAGGGCGAACAGCGAGGCGAGATATACAGTTGTGCTGCAGATAAGAACCAAGCGAAGATTGTATTTGATGTAGCTGCCGATATGGTGAGGTTCTCTAAGGCACTCAGCAAGCGAATCAAAATATATGAATCACAGAAGAAGTTGGAGTACGTTCCGACAAAGAGTACTTACCAAGTGCTGTCTGCCGATGTGTCTAACAAACA